TTTGTCGCCGCCGGCAAACAGCGCCCGAAGCACGTCCTTAATATCCAGGCCGCGCCGAGCATCCAAGAGTTGTTCGATCTGCTCTCGTGCAACGTCGGGCAAACGGGGGCCGAGTCAGGCATCCCCTACGCGACGGATAACGGCTTCCTCTATGATCTGTATGACGAGACCGCGATCTCTTGGTACATCGGCGCTTATTCGAACGGGCACCTTCTCACGGCCGGCAGTCCGTCCGCCTCTTGGGATGGGCGGGCGGTGTCGTCGCCAAGCCCCTATCAAACCGACGTGTGGAACTACCTAGACAAGCGGCTTCTCTATGATGAGACCGTCGACGGCGACACGTCGATCGTGAACAGTCACAATACGATGTTTTCAATAATCAATAACATCGTCGACGATGCGCTCGATTATCATTTCAACCCGACGACCGGGATCGTGAAACAGGAGCAAGATTGGTGGAACGCCAATCACCCGGATAAAAACCATATCGTGGGCGCCAATGGCTATGAGGGGAATTTCCAGTTCAACGGAACGTATGCTGGCTGGTATGATAACAGTGCTGCGTACAGCTCCAGCGCGACTTACAGCAATACTGATATCCGCACCGCCACTCCTGCCGGCGGCGTGAAGGAGGTCTATAAATCGCAGCAGAACGGCAATATCGGCCACGATCCGACGACCGACGACGGCACATGGTGGAAACGATGCTCCGCCGCGCATAATCCGAATATCGGCCCCGACGTGATCGTCGCGCCTGCCGGCGCCGGCACTACAACCGCAGTCGGCGGCGAGCTGCAACAGCGCCTTTACGCCTTCGTTCACAAGGCCAAGCGCGACCCCAGGCTCGCGGCTGCGCTTCGGCGCTTCCACGATGGTTGGAAGGCCAACGGCGGGCATTGGCTGGTAGGCTTCGATTGCCTTAATCAGTTCCCGGCGCAGGGCGGCACGCTAAACGAGTGGGGGATGCGCGAAAGCGAGATGGATAATAATCACCCGCTTTGGCAGGCTTGCCGCGACACCTTCATCGATTGGGCGTCAAGCTCCTGATTTCGGAAGCGCAATGTGCTATGGGGCGCCAACCTTGAAAGGGCGCCCCATGTTCCGACGGCTGTTGCCTCTCCTCCTGTTGCTGCCGGCGATGGCGATCGGCGCCACCCCAAAAATCGGCATGAACCTAAGCGCGACGAATTATTGGGTCGCGCCCGAACCGTTCATCGATCACATGAAAGTCAGCGGGACATGGATTCCCCAGGCCGGGACCGCGACGGAGCCCTTAACGCTCACCGCGACCGGCGAGCCCGCCAAGATGCCGGCCGGCGTGACGGCGCTCTATACGATGGTGAAAATGGACTCGCCCGGCGCGACGTTCGACCTCCTCTATGACGGCACCGCGACATTCTCGATACGCGGCTCGCAGGTTCTCAACGCCGCGCCCGGCAAGATAGCGTTTAAGTGGGACCCGGCCGCTACGTCGACAACCGGGCAAATGCAGCTTGTCATCACGAGCGGCACGCCTTCGAATATTCGGATCGTGCGCGACGATCAGTTGCCGCTTTTTCAGGCAGGCGAGATATTCCAGCCCGATTATTTGGCGCTGTTGAAGGGCCTCTATCACGTCCGCGTCATGGACTGGATGCGGACGAACGGCTCGCAGCGAACCGACGTTTTGCTCGAATGGGGCGGCTCCTATGGCGTCCAGCCGGTCCCGCTTTCGGCGATCATCGCGCTATCGAACAAGACGGGCGCCCGCCCTTGGATCACGCTTCCGGCGCACATATCCGACGCCGGCATATCCGCGACCTTCGCCTATATTGACGCGAATTTGCGGGCCGACCTTAAGGCGATCGTCGAATATTCGAATGAGGTTTGGAATACGCAATTCGAACAATCGAAATGGGCGGCCTCGCAACCGACCGCGCGCAGCGGCACGGGCGGGGCGACGGCCTATTTCTACGGACTCCAGGTCGCGCGCGTCGCCAAGCTGGCGCGCGGGCACCGCGTCGGCGTCGTGGCCATGTGGCAATTCGTTGGCCTCTCGCGCTTTGTCAGCGATGTTTATCCCGGCTTCAAGGATGGGGGCGCACTGGATAGCGACCTAGAAGCTATCGGCGGCGCGAATTATCTTTACGGCACGCTCAATAATTACACGCTGCCAGACGGGCCAAAGTTCATGGCCGCGAACGATATCGCGGGCGCGCTCGCGAATGTGGCGGCGCAAATCCCGAGCGACGCTGCGACGCACGCGAAATGGGTTGCCTTTGCCGCCTCGCACGGTTGGAAAAACTGGACCTATGAGGGCGGCCAATACCACCTCAACACGCTCTATTTCGGCACCAACGCCGAACCGCTCCGCCTTTTTTACAAGACGGTGCAAGAGGACCCGCGCGCGGCCGGCAACATCAAGGCCGAGTTGGACGCGGCGGGAACGGCCGGCGTCGACGCAGTGACGGTCTATAATCTCTCGACCGCCTCGACGCAGGATGGCTATTTCGGGATTATAAATCAGCCGGCGAGTTGGGCCGTCTATCAGTCGGCCATTGCCGCCAGCGCCGCGCCAGTGATCGATGAGACCGCCGTGCTGCAAGATCTTCAAGCGCGCATTAAGGCGATCGCCGATGTTGTCGACCAGATCCTCGCCCGGCGGTCGCGTTGAGCCCCGTCGCATCCCTCCTCGTTTCCTGATAGGAATCGCGCATGGCCGCCTATGTAACCACCGCCGAATATGTCGCCACCTTCGGAGCGCAGGAAACGACGCGCATCACGAACAGCTCGGACAGCGGATCGACCGCGACTTATGACAGCGCCAAAGTCGATGCTGCGCTTGAGGACTCGTCCGAGGTCGTGAACGGCTATGCGGCCCGGCGCTATGTGACGCCGCTCTCCTCGACGCCGTTGATCGTCAAGGGCTGGACGAAGGCGCTCGCCCGCGAGGCGCTTTACCTCAACACCGGGCGCATGCTGGATGCGGTCAAGGACGCGGCCGACCGCGTGCGCGCGCAGCTTCGCGATCTGGCGCTCGGCAACATCAATTTGCCGGTTGACCAAGTGGGCGGGACGCCGCCGACGCTTTCGACCGGCCTCGCCCTTACCTCGAACGACCGCCCGACCCCCGTCGTCGGGCCGGCGCTGGACGCCTTCACCGCGCCATTCACCGGGGAAAGCGACGTTCCGCGCTGGCGCTCGACCGCAGGCGGCTAAGGCATGGCCGGCGGTTTCTCGACCTCCTTCGAAATAACCGGGCTCGACCGCGCGCGGCTGATCGCGCAGCGTGTCACCAACTTGGGCGAGGACCCGCGCCCGCTTCTCTCGATCGCCGGCTCGCTTATGGAGCGCTCGACGATCAACCGCTTTGACGGCGAACACGGACCGGGCGGCGTGCCCTGGCCGAAGTCGAAGCGCGCGGCCGGGCTCGTGAAGGGCAAGCCGGCCGGCAAGACGTTGACCGATACCTCCGACCTTCGCGACAGCATCCGCGTGGATATCGACGAGCGCGAGGTCGCGATCGGATCGGACGGCCTCAAAAACCCGGTCAAGGCGCTGGCCAATCAATTCGGCTCGCATCGGCAAGCCGTCGTGCAAGGCCATATCAGGATTATAACGCAGGCGTTTGGCGTGCCGCTGCCGACGCCGAAAGAGGTGCGCGTGCGCCCGCATGGCATGATTACGAACCTACCGGCCCGCCCCTTCATAGGCTTCGACGACGACGACCGCCGCGAGCTTGAAACCGAATGGCTCGGCTATCTTAAGGGGCTATTGCAGTGAGCGACCTTGACCTCCCGCCAGAGTTGGTTTTCGGCGTCGATCTGGCGAGCATCCGCGACCGGCTCATAGCGTTGGGCTATTTCCTGTCCGTAACCGACCTCACGGACGCGATGGAGGCGATTGACGAAATCGCTCCAGCCTACCCCCCGGCCGCGTTCGTTTCGACGCTCTCAGAGGCTCCGCAGCCGAATAAGCTGATCGGCGGCTTTCACCAATTGACGCCGACCGTTATCTCGATCCTGTTCGTCGAGCCGTCCGCCCGCGCCGACCGCAAGCAAATGGATCGCGTCGAGAAGACGCGCCGGGCGATTATCCGCCAGCTCGTCGGCTGGACCGCGACCGGCGCGGCGCGTCATTTCGAATATGCCGGATACTCGATCCGCGCGGCCGGCGACGGCCTGATATGGGCCGAGGTAAAGGTGCGGACAGAGTATTTCCTGACGCTCGCCTCATAGGCAATTCAGCATTGTTGGAGGGTGGCGCCGCCCGTATTGTCCGCGACGACCTATTTCGCGGAGTTCCACCAATGGCCGACAAGCCGACCGAAACCGCCGCGCCGGCAACTGATCCCGAAACCGGGCTCGCGATGCATGGCAAATATCCTCTCAATTCGCTGTTGCGCGCCGAGGCCCTGGCCAAGGCCGGCAAGGACGCGGACCCCGACGGGCTCGTCGACGCCGAGGCAATCAAGGATGCCGGCGTGCGCGCCGCGCGCCTCGCTAAAGCCGAGGAGCATTCGGCCCCGAAATCGCCCGCGAAGGAGGCTTAAACCATGTCTGGCGCCGACAAGAATTGGAACAAGAAGGTCGTTCTTTTCAAGATCGAGACGACCGAAGGCACCGATGCAACGCCCGCGAGCGCGACCGATGCCTTGCAGGTTCTTAACCTGAATCCGCAATTCATGGATGCGGACTTTAAGGTGCGCAATCTTGAGCTGAATTATTTCGGCGCCAAGCCGTCGTTGCCGACCTCGATCAAGCGCGGCGCTACCTTCGAAATGGAAATGACGGGGGGCGCGACCGCTGGCGCTGCGCCCGGTTGGATGGTTCCGGCACGTATCGCCGGCTTTGCCGCGCCCGTGATCGTCGCCTCGACGAGCGCCACGATCAGCCCGATTACCGACGCGATCCCGAGCGGCACGCTTTACCAGTATGTCGACGATTTGCTTATGCAGACGATCGGCGCTCGCGGCTCGATGGGCTTCACGATCGAAGACGACGAGATCCCGGTTTTCAATTTCAACATGCTTGGCCGGGCGCCGACGGCGCTGGCATCGCAGGCCGTCCCGACCGCGCCGACGCTTACCGGCTATCCGACGCCGCTCATTGCCTCGACCGAGAACACCGTGATCACGATCGACGGTTTCGCGTGCGGCGTGCGGCGCTGGACCATGAACAGCAACGGCGATTTGCAATATCGCTCGCTGATCAATCCGGTCGATCGCGTGATCATGGCCGACCGCCCTTGGAATGGCGAGCTTGTGATCCAAGTTCCCGACCTCACGGCGAAGGATTATTTTGCCAAGATCCGGCCGGGTACGACGATGGTAGCGAATTGCGTCCATGGCAGCGTCGCCGGCAATATTGTCACGATCAATTGCCCGAAGCTTCAGATCGGCGGGAACGTCTCGATCTCGAACGAACAAGGTAAGATCATGGCAACCATGCCCGTGACGGCGCTCCCGAATGCTGGTAACGACGAGATCACCTTCGCCGCCACCTAAAGGGGATTTGCCTTGTTCGAGCTAGTTGATCGGCCCCGCCTCTGGATTCCGGTCACTTGGCCGGGCTTGGCCCCAGGCGAAGGCGATGCCGTAGCGAAGCCGATCGAACACGAAATCGAGGTTTTGGTCGAGCTGATCGACAAGGAAGAGTTTCGCACCATTTACGGGCTTGCCGATGATGGCACGCCGACCGGCGCCGGATGGGATGGCTTCGACGCTTGTAAGCGGCTCATTTCCAATTGGCGCAAGGTGACGGAAAAGGGCGCGCCCGTTCCCTTCACCGAAACGCGCCTTGAAATGCTTTGCCGCGTGCCCGGCTTCACGAGCGGCTTTGCCAACGCCTATTCCCTCGCCGTCAACGGCCAAACGCTGGCGCGGGAGGGAAACTCAGACGACTTGCCAGCCGGTGGGCGAGTGGCCGATCCAGCCGGCGCGACGAACGCGGCGGAGAGCTGAAATCAGAATTCGAGCGTGACTGCGAGCGCTTCGGCATAGACCCGGCCGCCTTTGGCAACGCCGACCCTCCCGACCTCGACCTCGTGCCAGTGTGGCCCGATATGGTCGACGCTTTCGCCCTGTTCTGCGACGTGCCGTGGAATTGGGTACCGCTCGGAATCGGCGGCGTGTTGCGCACGCATATCGTTCGCACCGAATTGGAGGCAAGCGCCCGCCTGCTCGGCATCGTAACAACACCCGCGATTTTCTCCGACATTCGGGTTATGGAGGAGGAGGCAATCAAAACGTGGGGCCGAAAACGTGGCGGGTGAAGGCTTCGACCTATCGGGTGTAATCCGCCTCGACGCTTCCGGAATGGTGGAGGGTGGCAAGGTCACGACCTCCGCGCTCGATCAGATCGACGGCTCGCAAAAGAAGGTCGAGGCCGGATCTAAAAGCCTCGCATCCGCCCAAGTCGCGCTTATGTCCAAGATGGGCGGCGCGGCCAAGTCGACCAAGGACGCGGCGGCGGCAACCGATAAGGTCGCGGCCAGCACGAACAACGCATCGACCGCCGTATCGAAGGCCAGCCTTGCCGCTGGCGCGCTCGCGGTCGCGGAACAGCGCCTTACCATCGCGGCCCGCCAGCTCGCCGACGCGCAAACCAAAAGCGCAGCGGCGGCCAATTCGGACGCGGCGGCCCAGGCGCGGGCGGCCAATGCGGTAACGGCGGCGCAAACCAAGTTCGCAGCCGCCAGCCTCGCGGTCGAGCGCCAGCTCGCCCGGCAGACGAGCGCGCAGAACGACAACGAAAAAACCTCGATCCGCCAGCAATACGCGATCCGGAACGTCGGGCAGCAATTCGGCGACTTCGGTTTGCAGGTTGCCGGCGGGATCGATCCGGCCCGCGCGTTCGGACAGCAAGCCGGGCAGCTCGGCTACGCGCTTTCGGAAATGGGGGGCAAGCTCGGCGCGGTCGGGCGCTTCCTGACCGGCCCGTGGGGCATCGCGCTTACGATCGCGTCGGCCGTCTTGGCGCCGTTCGTCGAGAAGCTGTTTCAGGGCGGGGATGCGGCCGACGGCGAGACCAAGGCGTTCAAGTCGCTGGCGGATGCGACGAAGGCACTCGACGAGGCCACCGGGCGGTCAAACAAGAGCAAGGCGGAGGAAATCAACCTTTCCGCGACCGCAACCCGCCAATTCCTGAAAGAGGCCCTAGCCAAGCGCCAGTTGCTCGCCTCGCGGTTGGAGGGCTTCAAGGCCGGGATCGATGCGCCGATCGGCGGAACGGTTGGCGGCGGCGTCGGCTTTGCGTCCGCGACCTCCGCGCAGATCACGGCAAACTCGATCGCCGCCAACGAAAAGGCCATCGCGAACGCGCAGAAAGCCTTGAACGGCGCCGGCTTCGTCGAAATCCTGAATAAGGTGACGGCTTCGACGGACAAGGCGGCCGGCGCGACGCACCGCTATACGGACGCGGAAACCCGACTTCGCCGAGAATTCGAAAATTCGAATGGGGGTCCGGCGGCACAACGCAAGCTTGCGGAGGGCCTTCTCGCGGCGCAGCGCGCGCGCGATGCTGTTACAAAATCGAATACCGGCGGCCTATCGTCCGTCAATACGCTTGGCGATGCGGAGGCGCGTCTCGCCGCCGCCACGACCGCGCGCGGCAAGGCCGAGGCAAATCTATCGCTGTTGCGCATCCGGACGGCGGCCCAGGTCAAGGCGGGGACGCTTACCGAAGCCGAGCGCATAGAGAAGCTGACCGCCGCCGAGCAGGCCGTCACGCGCGCGAAGGATGCCGAGAAGGCGCTGACAAAAGCGCGCGTCGACGGCAACAAGGCCGCGCGCGACATAGCGCAGACCGAAAAAGAATACGGCGCGATCCTCGACGCGCTCGTCGCGAAGTATCAGCCCGCCATCGCCGCCGCGCAAAAGTATCTGGCGACGCAAGAGGATATCGCGGACCTTCTCAAGCGCGGCGACATTGATATCGGCCAAGCCGTCACGTTCTCGCTTGGCGCCGATACGGACAAAAAGGCGGCGGATGCAAAGGCCGCTAACGACGCGGCGGCCAAGGTATGGCCGAACGCCGCGAACGATTTCGCCGATATCCTTGACGACGCCTCGACCAAGCTCGGGCGCAAGCTCAAGAGCGACGCGACGGAAGCCGGGGAGAATTTTGCGGGCGCGGCCGGACAAGTCGCAAACGCGCTGCGCGGGATCGTCGGCGGCCAATTCGGCAACGCGCTTGAGACGCTGACCAACGGCGGCAAATCCTCGATTCTGTCGAGCATATTCTCGGGCAAGAGCGATCCTTACGGCGGTTACACGCCGGGACAGCTCCGCATGATGGATACGCTACCGGCCGGCGTCGGGAACCGTATCGGCGCGGGTTCGAAGCAAGCCGACGATTTGGCGACCGGTATTTCGAAGCTCGCGAAGGGCGTCGGGATCAGCGACGAGGGCGCGACCAAGATCGGCAAGTTCGGCGGAAAGGCGATCGAGGGCGCGGCGCAGGGCGCGCTTATCAACAGCGTTTTTGCGCCGATCGCCAAGGGGCTCGGCCTCAAGACTTCCAAAACCGGCGCTGAGATCGGCGGCGCGATCGGTAGCGCGATCCCGATTCCAGGCGGGCAGATCATCGGCTCGATATTGGGTTCGGTCGTCGGCGGTCTGTTCAAGAAAGCCAAGACGGGCGGCGCCACGATCACAAGCACGACCGGCGACGCAACGCTCTCGGGCAACAGCGCCGGGCTCAAGGCCAATGCGGACAATCTGGCGCAATCCGTCCAGCAGGGGCTTTCGTCGATCGCGCAACAGCTCGGCGGGACCGTCGGCAGCTTCGGCGGAATCACGATCGGCCAATACAAGGACAAGTTCCGCGTTAACA